CGTTCGTTCCTACCTACGTTACTTCTTACAGTGAATTTGCCGCTAAATTTGGAGAAACATTCCAAAGTGGTAGTTATTACTACGAATACTTTACATCAATGGCCGCTAGGGATTTCTTCCAGAATGGTGGTCAAACATTACTCGTAACTAGAATTGTAAATGGTAGTGGTAGCTCAGCAATGAGTACTTACTCTTCAGCTAGTGTTGGTAACCAAACTCCAACTACTGGTGATAAATTTGCTACTGGTAGTGGTACTATTGTAGCTGCCTCAGTAGCAGCTAATAATGAATTCAGAATCTCAGGTAGTGGTTATCCATTATTTAGATTTATTTCTGCTGCTGCTCCAATCCCTGCAAACGATGTTGATGGTAATCTTTACTACTTTGCTTCTGGATCTAGTTTACAAGCTACTTTAGATAATTTAACTGGATCTATTAACGGTGCTTTATCAAGTTCAGCTGCTAGTTCAAGCTATGATTTATTTAAAGCAACCAACACAGCAACTACTATTATATTATCTGGTTCAGTAGCAGGTACAACAGTAAATGGATTCCAATTCTTAACAGGATCAGGTGCTACTGTTAATAATTCATTATTTACTTTAGATGGTGGTACAAACACATATACTCAAACTACTTCATTTACTCTTGAAACATTAGCTTGGGGTAATCAAATGAACAACACTTCTAGTATGGTAAGTGGTGCTTTAGCTAGTGGTTCAACCCAAAACGTTCGTTGGGAAGTAACAAACTCAAATACAGGAAGCGCAGGTGGTACATTTACACTTATTGTTCGTCGTGGTGATGACAATGATGCTCAAAAGAATATATTAGAAACATGGGCTAATATGAGTTTAGACCCACAACTTCCAAACTACGTTTCTCGTGTAATTGGTGATTTAAAACCAGTATTTAATACTACAACTGGACAAGTAGAATTTACAGGTAGCTATGCTAACCAATCATTATATGTTCGTGTTGCTTCAGTAACTACTCCAAACGTAGATTCAATTGACAACAATGGTAATTTTAAAGCCCAATATAGCTCTAGCTTACCATTAGTAGGTAGTGGTTCATATGGTGGTTCATTTGCAGGTGGTGTAGCTGATACTACAGCTCAAAAATTAATGAATGAATATATTACTGCAAATAATATTCAAGGTTTCCATCCAGATGATTATAATCGTGCTTTCACATTATTGTCAAATAAAGACGAATATAGCTTTAACGTATTATTAGCTCCAGGTGTTGGTTTAGATACATCAGCTGCTGATAACATGATTTCATGTGTTGAAGGTCGTGGTGATGCTATTGCAATTGTAGATAATGGTGTTTATGGAACTACAGTTACTGGTGCTACTACAAACGCCGCTGGTGCCTCTAGTAACTATGGCGCAACATATTTCCCATGGGTACAATTATTCAGCTCTAACTTAGGTAAGACTGTATGGTGTCCTCCATCAACTGTAATCGGTGGTGTATTAGCATTCAACGACCAAGTAGGTGCTGAATGGTTTGCCCCAGCAGGTTTAAACAGAGGTGGTATCCCATCAGTAGTACGCGCTCAATTACGTTTATCTCAATCAGATCGTGATACATTATATACAGGCAATGTTAACCCATTAGCTACATTCCCAGGAACTGGAGTATGTGTTTGGGGTCAGAAAACATTACAACGCAAACCAACATCTCTTGATCGCGTAAACGTTCGTCGTTTATTGATTGCATTGAAAGATTTTATCGGTGGTGTTGCTCGTAACTTGGTATTCGAACAAAACACAGCAGTTACACGTAACCGCTTCTTAAGCCAAGTAAACCCATATCTTGAATCAGTAGTACAACGTCAAGGTTTATACGCTTACAAGGTAATTATGGATGATTCCAACAATACACCTGATGTAATCGATCGTAACCAATTAGTAGGTCAGATCTATATCCAACCAACTAAGACTGCTGAATTCATTATCTTGAATTTCAACTTAACTCCAACTGGTGCTGAGTTCCCTGCCTAAGGGACTTAGCCAGTTAATATTTATTAATAGCAATTAAACAACTATAAAAAATGGCAGTATTAAATCCTAACGAAATCATGTTTACAGCATTTGAACCTAAAGTTCCCAACAGGTTCATAATGTATATTGATGGTATCCCAGCATATTTGATTAAAAAGGCCGCAGCGCCTGGATTTGAAGCTAATATGATTAAACTCGATCATATCAACGTTTACCGTAAAGTAAAAGGTAAAGTTGAATGGAATGATATGAATTTAGAACTTTATGATCCTGTAACTCCAAGTGGTGCTCAAGCTGTAATGGAATGGGCTCGTTTGGCACACGAATCAGTAACTGGACGCGATGGTTACTCCGATTTCTATAAAAAAGATTTAACTTTAGATATTTTAGGCCCAGTAGGCGATATCGTAGGTGAGTGGATTATTAAAGGTGCTTATTGTAAAACAGCAACATTCGGTGAATACGATTGGTCACAAGGTGATGCTGCAATTTCTTTATCTATAACAGTAGCTATGGACTACTGCGTATTAAACTTCTAATCACTCTTCATATTTCTATTCTTAAGGCGTCTGCTTTGGCAGACGCTTTCCTTTTGCATATATTTATATACACAAATAAAATTAGTTTATGGCTGAATTAAAATTACCAACTGAAATCGTTACATTACCATCTAAAGGTTTATTGTATCCTAAAGAATCACCACTTTCCAAAGGTGAAGTAGAAATGAAGTACATGACGGCTAAGGAAGAAGATATTCTTAGCAACACCAACTTTATTCGTCAAGGCGTTGTAATTGATAAATTATTACAGGCGCTAATCGTTACTCCAATCGATTATAATGAATTATTAATAGGCGATAAAAACGCGATCCTTATTGCAGCCCGCATTTTGGGATATGGTAAAGACTATGCGTTTAAATACGCTAACGAGCGAGGTAAAGAAGTTGAAGCTACTGTTGATTTAACTACACTAAAAGAAAAACAATTAGACGAAACATTGCTTAAACCAGGTGTAAATGAATTTAATTTTACCTTACCTAAATCAGGTAATGCAATTACATTTAAATTATTAACACACGGTGATGAGAAAAAAATTGAGACTGAAATTAAAGGTTTACAAAAAGTAAATCCAAATGGAGCATATGATGTTACAACACGTTTAAAACATATGATCACATCAATAAATGGTGATCGTGATCAGAAAAATATTCGTGATTTTGTAGATAATTACTTACTTGCTGTCGAAGCTAGAGCCTTCCGTGAATATTATGCTAAAGTCCAACCAGATATTGACTTAAAGTATATTCCTGAAGATGAAAACTATGTTGGGGAGGGCATAGAAGTTCCTATTTCTGTTAGCTTTTTTTGGCCTGACGCCGGAATATAGGATTTACTTATTTAGACAGATTCATGAAATAGTATTCCACGGAAATGGTGGATATGACTGGGACACTGTATACAACATGCCTATATGGTTACGTAAAACTACATTTAATTTAATGAAGGAGCATTATGATAAACAAAATGAAGAGGCTGAAAAACAACAAAATATGTTGAAAAATAAAACAGGTGCCTCTAAAAATATATCACGTCCAAACATAACCCCATCATATACTGCGAAGGTGCCCAAAAAATAGGCACCTTCAATATTTATACGACGTAACATCTAATTATGGCTAACACACCATTAACACCAGAACAGGAACAGGAAAGACTGGAACTCATACAGAGGCAAAACGCTGCTGCTAAGGAATTAGCTAGCACGTATGAAAGAATGGCTAAAACAGTTAATGGAATAAATGATGAGGAAAAAGAAACATTAGACATAGCTAAAAAAATATCTAAAGCATCATCAGATTTAGAAAAAGCTATTAGTAAACGTTTAGATAAAACATCTAGCGTTAAAGATATCCAAAAATCTATTCAAACATTAGAGCAAAATTCCTTAAAAAATGCTAATCTTTCTAAAATATTAGATCAAAAAAGATTAGAGGCTCAACAGAAGTTTCAAAAATTAGATAATGAAAGAATTAGATTAGGAAAATCGTTATATGATTCACAAGTAAAAGCAGATGAAGAAGCTAAAAAATTAGCTGAAAAAGAAACAGAATTACTTGTATTATCTAATAGTAGACTAAAATCAGATAGAGATAGAGCTAAAATATTAGCTAAAGAAGTAGCTGAGCTTAGAGCAGAAGGTAAAGCAACACAATTTAATTTAAATCAAAAACAAAAAACAGTTGACTTAGCTGAAAAAGCCGCTGATGAACAATATAATATAACTAAACAAATACAAGATTCTATAAGTGCTAACGAAGCTGTTAATAGAGAAACAGAAAAAGAAATTGGATTACTTAAAGAAACAGAAAAAATAAAAAGAAAAAAAGAATTACTTGATGTTTTAGAAAAAAAGTTTAATATAGATAAACTTAAAGATTTAACTAGCATAGCAGGTATGTTTAAAATCATGCTAGAATCCGCTCTTCGTTTTAATGCTATATCAGTAGATGTAAGTAAAAATTTAGGTTATAGTGCCTCTGAAGCAGATAGAGTAACTCAAAACCTAGTAGAGGTAGCTGCTCATTCTGGCAACGTAAATGTTACTCTTAAGAATGCCGGAGAAGCAATGTCTGAATTAAATACTGCTACTGGATTAGTAGGAGAATATTCAGCAGATACTCTTGAAACCCAAATTATGTTAACTAAACAGTTTGGGTTACAAGCAGATGAAGCAGCAGGAATATATAAATTATCAGTACTAAATAACAAATCAGCATCTGCTACTAATAAAGCAATGGTAGGTGCGTTTGTAGCTGTTAGAAATTCACTTAAAGTAGGAGCTAACTTTAAACAAGTAATGGCTGAGGCAGCTAAAGTATCAGGCCAATTAGCTGCAAACCTAGGATATAGTCCAGAACGTATTACTAAAGCTGTAGTATCAATGAAAGCATTTGGTACTACACTTGAACAAACTAAGGCTCAAGGTGATACTCTTTTAAATTTTGAATCTTCACTTGAAGCAGAATTAAAAGCAGAATTACTAACTGGTCAACAATTAAACTTAGAAAGAGCTAGAGCAGCAGCATTAGCAGGTGATCAAGTTGAATTAGCAAAAGAACTTAGTAATCAAGGAATGACGCTTGAGAAGTTCTCAAAAATGAATGTACTTGCTCAAAGATCATATGCTGAAGCTATAGGATTAAGTGCGGATCAATTATCTGAACAATTACAAAAACAAAAAGTAGCTAAAGAACAAGGTAAGTCATTAGCCCAAATAACAGAAGAAGAAGCACTTGAAGCGGAAAAAAGACAAAAAATACAAGATAAATTTAACCAGGCTATAGAAAAACTACAAGATTTAATTGGTAATTTAGTAGCAGGACCATTATCTATATTCTTAGATGGATTAACATCCGCTTTAACATTTGTAGGTTATATATTAAGACCAATTCAATTTATAGCAGATTTAGCAGGTTACATTGGAGAAAAATTTGCTAGTTGGTCTGAAGCACTTGGTCCATTTGGAATATTATTAAAAGGAATAGCAGGTATTGCTATTGTATTAGCAGCTTATGGTGCATACGCAGCATTAGCCTGGATACCAGTAGTTGGCCCTATATTAGGTGCAGCAGCTGCTGTTGCAGTACTAGCAAAAGGATTTTCATCTTTAGCTGGTGCTAAAAAAGCAGGGGACATGTATAGTCCTGCTGATGGCGAAACACAAGTATCTACTAAAGAAGGTGGATTATTTGAATTATCTAAAAAAGATGATTTATTAGCCGGTCCTGGACTAGCAGATAAAGTTAAAGGGGGTAAAGAAGGAGCAATGATTACCCCTCAAATTGATTTAACACCAATGATTGTAGCTATTAGTGAGGTTAAAGCCGCTGTTAATAATTTAGTAAATCGCCCAATAGAGATAAGTCTAGACGGTAAAAGAGTTGGTAGTGGACTAACACAAGGCTCATACAAAGTAGCCTAAAATCTACATATTTATATCAAACAATTAAAAATTCATAATTATGCCAATTAATTACCCATCAACAAGCAGATTAAGTTTAAGTGGTAATAATATCAATGCAGTACCATCTCAACCAGCGTGGGGCTACATTGATTCTACTAATAATACTAATCCTGCTGTTAGTAAATTACAAAACACATATTCTGTTGATTCTATCCCTCCAGTTAGATTGAAGGATTTCAACATTAATGGTGTAACTACTGTACCAGCTGAATCTAGATTAGATGAATTGGATCGTAGAGCTCCAAACTTAACAGCAGGTGGTATTGTATCTCAAGTATACAAATCCCCAAGAGGCCGCCAGTATAAAGATTTAGGTCCTCGTGACGGACGTTATTAATAGTATAAGATGCCTTTAATTGATCTACGTACAAACTTAAAATCACTTAAGTATGGAGCTGATCGCTTAGGTGGTGGTGATAGTGGCTTACCTTATATTACAAAAGATATTAATAAAGCCAATACAGGATTAAAGTTTGATGATGGATTAGTTAGAGGTGGAGCAGTAAATGCCGCTATTGCAGGTGCTGTTGATACAGCTCGCATATTTAAATTCTTAAAAGATCCCCCAAAAGGTCCATTATTTCTAGTTAAACAAGTAGGATTACAATTATCTAATCCACGATTAGAGGTACCTAAAAACCCAGCTAATATAGCATCAGGAATACCTGATAATCTATTGGCTGTAGGAACAAATGGATTACTAGAGCCAACTCGTATCTATAATTTAGGTATCAATACACTTGCTCAAGTACCAGTAAATGCATTTGGGATTCATTTTAATAGACATGGTATACTACCTATTCAAACAGAAGCTAGTAAGTACGAGGCAGTAGCTACTGCTAATAATCGTTGGAAAACAGCATCAACAGATATTCCTTATAATCAAATAGGTAATAGGCTAGTAAGATTAACTAGTAAATTTAAATTAGGTGATAGAGAATATACTTCACCAATTGGAAATGTTTCTCTTCCAGGAGGAATATTAGCTGCACTTCCATTACCAATAAATCTTAAACCACAAGATTTAATTATTGATGATTATGCTGCTGGTCCTAATTCCGTTTATGGAATTGGCCGCACTACCCTTAATAGATATAGTAATACTGAAGATGGGTTTAAAATAAATTTGCAAACTGGATTTAGTAGACAATTTGCAGGTAAAACTAGAAATCAAAATGGACAAGTAGAAGTAGTTAAATTAAAAAGTACTGAAGATTATGAAATATCTACTTTAACACGTTCTACTTTAAGTTCTAAAACATGGAAATATGATAATACTGATTTAAATAATTCCTTTTTAAATCCTATAGCTAAATCTAGTGATACAGGAAGCAAATCTCAGCCTATAGGATATACAGTTACTATGGGTAATGATTTAGGTAAAGGATCTAATTCTATATCTCAATATCCAGGGTCTAAAGATGAACCTACAGCATTTAATCAAAATACTATAGCATATAGTAATCCATCATTAAGAAAATATGCTGAATTAAAAAATCAACTTCCAACAGCATCATTATATAGTCATACTGATTACCAACAATCATCAAATGGAAAAATAAATAATTTAGCTTCTGATTACACATATAGTGAAAAAACTAATTTTACAATATTAAAACCAGACTCTAAAGATCCAAAATATCCATCTTCTAATTTAGAAAATCATATAAAAGATACTAAACAAAGTAAAATAGATGATCAAATTAGTGGATCTATAGGAATGAAAAATTCCTCTCGTACTTCTACTAGCTCTAATGATGTTATAGTAGGAGAACAATTACCTACATCTACACAATCTCCAACATATAAAAATAAGTATGGAGAGGTAGTTACAGTAAATATTCCTTGGAATAAAGTAACTCGTGAAATTAGAATTGGGAGTGGCAGAAGAGATGAAATAAATTTAACTCCTATATTTGAGGACAGTAATGATTTTGGAGGAGATACTTTATTTAAAGATAATGATATACGTGATTTAGTTCGTTTTAGAATTCAAGCTGTAAATACTGATTCTCCTAATAGTGGTCAATGGATGGTATTTAGAGCATATTTAACAGATTTATCTGACGGTGCAGATGCATTTTGGAGTGATGTAAAATATGCTGGCAGAGGTGAGAGTTTCTATATATACACTGGGTTTACTCGTAAAATAAATATTAGTTTTAAAGTGGCTACATTATCCGCCAGTGAAATGAAGTTTGTATATCAGAAGCTTAATTATTTAATGAGTAACACAATGCCAGACTATAAAGACAATTTAATGAGGGGACCACTAATTAGAATATCCGTAGGTAACTGGATTGACTCTCAGTTAGGTATATTAAATAATATTAATCTTAAAGTACCAAATGATTCACCTTGGGAAATATCATTAAATGACCAAATGTTAGTATTACCTCATGTTGTAGAGGTAAGTATGACATTTACCCCTATTGGTTCTGAAACTGCTGGTGTTAATAAAATTTCTGAAAAATCAATGGGTACATCCAACATTGCTCAAAATAATACAGGAGATACTAAAACTCTTCAATATATAGATGTAAATGATTCTGACGGTACTGTTCCTCAATCAGGTGATCCTGAATTAGATGCTAGAT